ATGAATATTCTTACTCAATATGGAAAAGAAATTTTTGCGATCGCAGTACCAATTTTAACTTTCATGCTTAATAAATACTTCAAAAGCAATGCAAAAATTGCTTTTGGACAGTTACACAATTTCACTTACCTTATAAATGAACCACTTAGAGACCCTGAGGGGGAAATACTTAGGCATAAGCAAACAGTACATACACACTCCTATGTATTTATGAATCAGGGGAGGGAAAGCGCCTCAAGTGTTGAGATTATTTTTAATTACAAACCAATGTATTTAAACATTTGGCCATCAAGGCACTATGAATTGAAGGAGGATGAAGAAGATCGGCACATTATGATTTTTGATTATCTTGCCCCTAAAGAATCAATCCGCTGCGAAGTTCTATCTATAAACAATGACCTACCAGAGATTCTGTCGGTGAGGTGTAAGGAGGGAATAGCAGAGAAAATTAGATTCTTCCCGCAGAGGGTGTTTAACCCCATTTTTATTAATTTCCTGCGTATTCAAATTTTTCTAGGAATGGCAACTTTCTCATACTTAGTTGTCATCATCCTCCAGTGGTTAGTTGTTAAAACGGGTTGATGCTTCAATTTGCATGTTTTTGATGCTGAGAATTTCCGCATAAAATGAAAATCGCATCAGAAATTCACTAGTTCAGCGTACATTTTGATAAGCCTGGAGAGGGGGCATTTTGAGCTGGGGGGACGAAAAGGGGACAGTAGCAGCGAGAAACAAAAAAGCCACTTCGCGAGAAGTGGCTTAATTATTTGATTCTAAAGCTAAAATTTGGTGGCCCTTGCTGGACTTGAACCAGCGACCAAGCGATTATGAGTATTAACATTCAAGTAGGAAAATCAATAATTTGTCATTTAAAACAATGACATGTCTTGCCGTTTTTTGCCATGAATTGCCCAGTTTCTCCATCTGGATCGCCACTTTATCGCCATTGTTATCTGTTTTTATGCTCAAGTCTCTCTACATAGCTAACACCTAGTATCATAATTCATATAACTATTCGTCAATTTCCTCTGAAATCGTTTGTACCACCTCACCACATTCACTACATACAATGTGCAGTTGGCTATCTTCTTCAGATTCGTAAATTTCTGTGCGTAATCCGTGGCAGGTAGGACATTTTATTTCGCTATCAAATCCTATAAATTTAAGGAATAAATTTTGAATTAATGAAACGGCTGTGCAAGTAAGTAAAAGACAAATTTTAGCATCAGGCATATTTTTATTGGAAGAGTGCACTGTTTCTGCTGACAAATCCCACGCTGATTCAATAGTTGAGCGACAGTATTTTCTTAGGCTTGAATTTCGTTTTCCTGCTGCATATAAGCCAATTATAATTCGACAAATATTTTTAAAATCAGCTGCTTTTATATTTTCTTTTTTTAAAATTTCTTCATGAATTTTGTAAAGGTGAGTGGCGAGTTCAACCATACTTTCTCGACATGAAAGCCCGATGCTTTGAATATCCTCTGGAGCATTGATGTCATTCAGAGCAGTAGCGGAGGCATGCAATCGCCTACTAATAGAACGAAGCATATCTATATCTAACGGCAATTCATCAATGACATGTTTAAAATCATTATGGTGTCTAGCCTGTAGTCTCTGGGTTATACCTAAATGAAAAGAGTAGGCTTCATCAGCTGAGAAGAAAAACTCATTTTGAGTGTATAAGTTTAAGGGGACATTTTCTCCCTCAGCTACCCACCAGTTTCCATCGTTTTTTGTTCTAACGTTCCATATGTTAACTTCGAAACCTAAATCATCAAATGTTTGTTCTACCTGCATATTTTTTATATTTTCTAAATTCTGAGAATTTAAATATTCAGTTATTCTTTTTTCAGCATCAATTCTATATTCAGGTGTCATTAGTAATTCATCCTAATAAGGTATTAAATATCAGGGCCGATATTAACATAAAGACATAAGGAACTAACCAAAGCTTGAAGTCATAGCCTGACAATAAATTGGCGGTTTATATGCTAAAAACTTCAAAGCTTTTTTCTTCAACTCCTTATTATAACTACTTCATGCTCTGGGCCGGTTCCCAACGCTAACAGAGTCTTGTCGGATTAGGTACTCGTCAAAGGGTTAAGCCTCAATGCCTCTTCAAGATGTTCAGGTGCGAAATGAGAGTATCGCATAGTCATCTTGATATCGGTATGTCCTAGTACACGCTGCAAGACTAAGATGTTTCCCCCATTCATCATAAAATGAGACGCGAAAGTATGCCGCAGCACGTGTGTTAGTTGGCCTGCAGGTAATTCAATATCAGTGCGTTCAAGGGCAGAGCGGAACGCACCATAGCAATTTTTAAAAAGTCGGCCTTTTTTTACTTCAGGTAAAGAATTATGCAGATCTTCACTGATTGGGATAGTTCTATTTTTTCGGCCTTTAGTCTTCGTATAAGTGACCTTGTACTTTGTGATCTGGCTCTTATTAAGTTCTTCGGCCTCTGACCAGCGTGCGCCGGTTGATAGGCATAATTTAACGATGCAAACGAGGTCATTATTATTTTCTCTGCCGCATTCATCCAATAACTGCCCGATCTGCTCTTTGGTGAGAAAAGCCATCTCGCTTTCTTCTGTGCGGAAGGGGCGTACGTTCTTAATCGGGTTATCGCCTTTCCATTCTCCCAGGCGACCAAGCTCATTAAATACAGCCCTAAAATATGCTAGCTCAAGGTTAATAGTTCGAGGTGCTACTTTCTTCACTCGATTGGAGCGTGCGTAATCGCCCGAAAGACGTTTTTCACGGTAACGGGAAAACATCTGTGCATCGAATTCCCTTGCGAGAGGCTGTCCCATACATTCATAGGCGTGGGTCATGGCATCCTGACGCCGTTCGCCATCTTTTAAAGTGATGCCGTGAGCTGAATACCAGGCTTTAATCAATTCCAGCAAGGTGCGGTTATCTTCTTTTTCTTCCTGCCAGGGTTTAGTGATTGTGTGTTGCTCGAACGCAATTGCTTCGCCCTTAGTGGCGAATTTCTTGCGTATGCGTTTACCTTTTGCACCGTTCGGATAAAGCTCGCACAGCCACCATCCATCGGCCTGTTTTCTGACCGCCATCAGTTAACCTCTGTATAAATTCCTACAACTCTGCCGAGCGGGGTGATCTCGTCAATGCGGCATTCAAACGGAATCTTGCCACCGGTAACGTGTAGTTTTCGTGAAGGCAAAAGAGCCAGTTCCCGAATGCTTACTGAGCCGTCCACGTCGATTAACCAAGTACCGTCAGACAGGGGCGTCTTTTGTTCAATAAAATACGTCCTGCCATCTGCAGTGATCACTTGAGCCTGGAGTGGAGGTTTACTAAAGAAGTGATAGTCAATACTCATTTCTCCTTCTTCAATTAACTGCCCGTCACTAAGAGTGAATTTTTTAAGCACTAATTGTGAGTTTTTAATTTCACTTTCAGTGAGTTTCTCAGCGAACTTTTGACCTTCACCAGTTAACAACCATTTGAGGTTTGCCCCTGTTTCCATGGAACAAACGGCAACGAAATCGTAAGAGAGAGTCCCACGGGTGTAGCGATTGGAAAGGGAACTCGAGGAAATACCAAAGTGCTGCGCTAGTTGGATTTTTTGGTGAAAACCGTAAGCATCACATACACGATCTAATATAGACAATGGCTCAAAAGTGTAGTCACGAATCTTCATTTGTAAGTTTCCATGTTGACTGATACTCGTTTGTTGAGTATCTTCACTCATTAGTGAATTGTCTTAGGTGGCGTAAGTTGGCAAACGTTGACCATCGAAGACATTTATTTAACTAAAGAGGAATAATGCATTATGACCACACTCATTACAATCAAGATCCCCCGCGCAACTGTCCATCCTGAGGAATTCGCCGCCCTCGAAGGTGTATCCGTACGCACCGTTTATCGCCAGACAACCGGCGAAAACCCTCGCATTCCAATCGAGCCTCGCACTATCAAGAAAGGCAACAAACGTGCCGGTGGTCCAATCAGAATTCTTTACGCTCGTTATAAAGAAATGGAAGCCAAAAAGAATCTTGGTCATTCACGCTTTCAAATCATAATTGGTGCTTAATTCACATTAAGTGAATTTTGAGAGGTAAACATGTTTGATTTTCAGGTTTCCAACCAGCCGCATTTTGATAACGCATGCCGCGCTTTTGCTGCGCGTCACAATCTGTCAAAACTGGCTCGCACTATTGGAATGAAAGAACAAACCCTGCGTAACAAGCTGAATCCTGATCAGGTGCATCAGCTTACTGTCATTGAGATTGCTGTAATTACTGACGCCACTGAAGACGCAACCCTGATTGATGGCTTGCTGGCACAGATGAAATGTATGCCTGCGGTTCCAGTAAATGAGTTGGCCGAGGGGAATATTGCTACCTACACGCTTCACGCCACGGCGGCGTTGGGATCGGTTGCTGCAAGTGCAGCATCGCCGGAACGGCAGACTCGTCAGGTTAAAAACGCAATTATCGAAAGTGTAAACGCAGGGATCCGTCACCTGTCGCTGATCGGTTTGGCGATTCAGGGGCGGGTCGAAGGTTCACCGGTGCTGGCCTCTGCCGTTGGTGCTGTCGCCAGCGTTGCTACCAATGGGATGGTGTGATTATGCCGATCTCAATTGCACCACTTCTGAAACAGCAAAGCCCTTCACGGCATTTCGGCCATGGTTGCATTGAACTGCCAGGCGGAAAGCGTTGGAGTCCTTCACTGTCAAAAGCCACTGCCCTGCAGGCCGTGAGAAATTCAAAGCCGCTTTTAAAGCGCCTGTTTAGTTGAGGTGATTATGTTTTTAGGGAACGAAGAACATATCCAGATCGGTAAAAAGCATCTGACAAAAATTAAAGAGATGTTGGAACACAAAAAGAATGTAGCGCAGGAAACATTTGATAGTCAGCCGCTGCATATGCGTAAAACGATCTGCTTTCATGCTGGCCTGAAAAATCGCCACGTAGAAATGAAGTTTGCAGAATTAACGCCGACTGAGCGACATCAAGTGGTTGCGGCGCTGAATTCCTTACTTGGTTTAACTGAGTCACTTCCGAAATTTATCAGTGAAGATGACTGCAAGATAAATATCAGACACTAACCCGAACTGAAATTAATTGGCGTAAACCCGCCGGGCATTCTTTTGCCCAAAAACAGGAGTTTTACATATGAAAACAATGATTAATAAATCCCGCCTCGGCTTTGCTGGCTTGCCTGTTGTCGGTTTTGATATGGGATCGGCAGAAGGGGACTACACCGGCGAGCTGACCTTAATGCTCAATGCTGCACGTAAAGATGAGCGCGGCAATCGTGCCCAGGTGTTTGCCTCACGTCTGGAGGCTATCGCCTGTTTCATCATCCAGAAAGAAATGACCGGAACCGAAGCTGCTGAGGCTTTACGTCAGGAAGCTACCCGTATTCAAAACGAATCGGGAGACCTGCACTGATGGCTGATGTGATCGACACCGCCCAGGAACGCGCTGACCTCATTCTTTCAGCCCAAATCCAGGCCGCCCGCGCAACTGTTGCAGGTGTTTCCGCAATGTTCTGCATCGAGTGCGATCGTCCGATACCGGAGGAACGCCGCGCTGCTCTGCCTGGCGTTGAGCTTTGCGTGTACTGCAAAGAGCTGGCTGAACTCAATGCCAAACACTACCGAGGCAACCCATGATCATGTTTGCGGTAGTGTTGCTCGTACTGGCCGCGATCAATGCGGGCTATCTGGTCATTGATCTCAAAGACGGCATGTAATGCAGACCAGCCGCTTCACTCCTCAGATTAAAACGCCCGAAGTCTGGGCGTTTCCCTGGAACAAACCACGCCAGGCCGTTTCTGGCCTGGAAAGACCGCTTACCCGTGATGAATACGATCAGGGGCAAGCTGTTTTAACCAAAGTAAAAACCCTCTCAACCGATCTCCGCGAAATATTTACAGGCCGCTATACATATCTGCTGAAAGAGCAGGGCATTCACGCCGCCAATAAATATCTGGTTTATACCCTTGGTCGCAGCATCCTTCCCCGCGTCGAAGCGGTTAATGCCGCTCATGCAATGAATGTTAAAGCCTCCATGAAATTCATGTCTGAGGCCGACACCTATCACAGCCTGCCGAGCATGAGCGATAAACCGTTGCGCCGGTTCGCTCAGGACATCGCCGGACATCTGAAAGGGATTTATGAAGAACGTTGCGATCAGCTGCTTGCTCAGTACAACGGGGATAATTCGATTCTTTTTGAGAGTGATACCCAGTGCGAGTTGTACAGCGAAATCGCCGGTATGGCACAGGTTTTCAATGTCACGCCGATGTACTGGACAAGATTTTGCAAAGGCAAGCTGGATGCAGTTTCCGCTATCGCAGCCATGTCGCGCCTGGTTAATCCCGACTGGTGGTTACGCCAGTTTAAAGGTCAGCGCACCCGCTGGCGTGAATCGTTGCTGATCGCCATCGGCAAGGTTAACCGCGATGCTTCCCCCTATGCCAGTAAGCAGGCCATCCGTGAAGTACGTGCGCGACGCCTGTCGAATCTCGACTACCTGAAAAGCTGCGACCTGGAAAACATTGAAACCGGCGAGCGTTTCAGTCTGATCGACAAAGTGATGGCGAGTATTTCTAACCCTGAAATCCGCCGCATGGAGCTAATGAGTACGATTGCCGGCACTGAAAAATATGCTGCTGCAAATGGCGACGTCGGGATGTTCCTCACTATCACCACTCCGTCCAAATATCACCCGACCCGCATGGTAGGCAAGGGCGATAAAAAACGCGTTCAGCGAAATCACGCCTGGGACAAAGAAGCCTATACCCCAAAAGATGCGCAGCGTTATCTGTGCGGGATCTGGAGCAAAATGCGCACTGCGTTCAAGGATAGTGGCCTGTCTGTTTACGGGATGCGCGTTGTCGAACCTCACCACGACGCGACGCCGCACTGGCACATGATGCTATTCACCAAGCCCTCCATGCGTCAGCGGGTAATCGATATCATGCGCAAATACGCCATGAAAGAAGACGGTGACGAACGCGGCGCAGCTAAAAACCGCTTTGACTGTAAACACCTGAACCGTGGCGGCGCGGCGGGCTATATCGCCAAATACATCGCAAAGAACATCGACGGTTACGCACTGGAAGGCGAGCGCGACCACGAAACCGGCGAGCTGCTGACAGATTCCGCTGCCGCTGTCACCGCCTGGGCTGCTACCTGGCGTATCCCCCAGTTTCATCCTATCGGCCTGCCTACCATGGGTTCATACCGAGAGTGCCGCCGCATCCGTTCTATCAGCCTGACTGAAACCTTTGACGAAGAAGTGGAAGCCGTTCGCGCTGCTGCTGATGCCGGTGATTTTATGGCGTACATGTCAGCCCAGGGCGGCGCTAATGTCCCACGCGACGATCAGACTGTGCGTGTCGCCCGCCGCGTGGCTGATGAGCTGAACGCATACGATGAGGAAGTGAAAAAGGTTGTCGGTATTTTCGCGCCTCACCTCGGCGACTCCCGTGTTTATGAAACCCGAACAACACAATGGCGGATCGTTTCTTCTGCCGTTGACGTTGAGGTTTTGACCTTAAAAAGCGCCTCCGGCGCGCCTCGGAGTCCTGTCAATAACTGTGGGTTAGGTGGAAAGAAAGCCGTCGAAAATGGGTGTGATAGCAAGGCTGGGAGCGCCGCTACAGGGTTCATTTCTACCAACCAGCCGGTAATTGACTGGACAGATACAGCCGCCGTGAGGGCGATTGTGGCACGTATACGCGAGGAAACACCGAGGGTTAGTAAGGCGCAGTGTAGTTTCGACCCGACAAAAGGCCGTGATGTTGCCCCGTCGGCAAGATTGACGGCAGAGGAACGGGCGCGCTTGCCGGAAATCGAACGCGAATTAATGAAACACAATATCACGGCGGAACGCTGGGAACTGGAAGCGTTAAGCCGTGGGGCGAAAATTAGCTTTGGTGATCTGGTTATGAACTTTGAACTCCTAACCGATTGGGCTGAATTTTATTGACATCCATGCTCCATAATAAGTGCTCGGGGGAAATAAAAGCACCTCTCAATTTTTGCATAGAAGTACTAAGCCTAAATGCATTCTATGATTAGAGATCCTGAGTATCTCCTTGTACACGCTGATTAGGGAGATAACGAATTGAAACTTGAGCAACAATGCCAGTAATAACCATTTTACTCAGTTCAATAGTCGTAACTGCTGTTTTCCATGTGACAGTTTCACCATCAAATTGAGGCTGACCATATTTTTGTGTCAGGAGTTTACGAAGATTCTGGAATTGGTCCTCAATAATACCGGCGTTTTTTTGTTCCAGCGAAGACACATTTGTTTGAATCAAGTGATCGTTGTCATCAAACAAAAAAACTACTTTGTAATCAGAAGCACCAATATTTACAGGATTAATGCTGACTTTTCCCCAGGAGCCTTTGTATTTTTCAGGTTTGATGAGACGTGCTCTTTCACCTTGGGCTGCTACGACTTGGCTAGGTGTCATACCCCATGTTGTTTTGCCATAACCAGATTCCGATTGAGCAATTGCGAGTACTGGAAGACAAAGCAACATGGCACCTAAAAAATGCTTTTTCATTGATTATTCCTTTTTAAAGCCTCTCATGAGAGGTATAGCCTAAAGGGCGAGTATAAATTGATTGTCATCTCCATTTTGCATCCTAGTTTGGGTTTGCAGCAAATTTTAGTCTGGGATGCCGTTTGTTACCGTTAGCCATGATTACACTGGAAATTTTGATCTGATAGACATATACTACTGGATGAATGAACAGTATTTATTGAGGGTGGAATGGATTTTTTACATACGGCAGTGTTGTTGGAACGTATATCTTTGATTGCAAAACTTTCCACTCGGGTTGACTGCGATGCCGAGGAGCGCGAAATAGTAGCTGCATGGATTTCAGAAATGGCATTGGCTGCGAATGAGGAACTGGTTAAAGTCATTTTTACGTCAACGCCCCAGGAAAGATCCACTGAATTCCAAGTTAAAGGTTCTGAGAGAACGCCGCATGCACTATATGCATGGTTTTGCATGATCCCTAAAGGATCAAAAAACTTCTGTTCACCCATTGGGCTGGGCTTTACGGCGTTCTGAGACATGCATTAAAAACAGCAAGCCAAGTCAGAAGCGGGTAGGCGGGTAACATTGCGCGCAAGGGGCGAATGCACATTGAGATATGTACAAGTAGGTAAATTCTCAAAAATGCTTTATATTTTTGAAATTACGTATCCTCTCAGGGATGAATGTCAATGCATAAGCAAGATGACACTGATGTGTTTGAGATTTTTAAGGACTATGAAGATGCTGACCAAGGCGGTCAACATGGGATTTTGGGGTTTAGTTACCAAGTTTGGTGGGCTGTTCAGGAAGCGTTGGTTCGACATGCCACTGAGGACGATTATGCGGTGGTACTTGAATGGCTTCAAGATGTGGCAATTTTGGATTCATCCGTCAATCCAAGTAAAGTTCATTTTATTCAACTAAAGAAAAATGAATCAACACTTAATTGGACGCTTGCATCCTTAATTAAGGCTGAGGGGGAAGATGATAATACTATTGCTACTACAACTGTGCCAATCCTTTTGCCACAGCAGTCAGAGAATACACAGAAAATTAATAAAAAGGTTAAAGTAAAAAAAACGAAAATCCCAAAAAAGTCAATTTTATCGAAATTATATCATCATAGGGATCGTTTCAAATCGTGTAGTGATATTAAGTTAAGCTTTATATCTAATGCCCCATTTACCTATAAAAATGACGATAATGGAACTTCGAAGTCTAAGGATGAGGTTGTGCTGTCATCTCTATCCATAATACAAAAGGGAGAAATAGAAAATGCTATAAGAAAACAATTGGAGCTTAGTGATGAATCAGTCATTAATCTTGATGATTTTCTTTTGTGTAAATCAGTTTTACCCGTCCATGAAACACATGTTTTTGTAACCGGGGTTTTAGCTAGTATGATCGAAGAGAACAAATTCAAGTATGAAATTGTCTCGCCACTGAAAACAGTTCTAATTATTGCGCAATATGTTTTTAACAAGGCTGGTAAAATTAGATTTGCAAAAGATTTTAATGGGTTGCTAGAAAGGGCAATTACGAGAGCTAATGTTAATGAATATATAATGATGGCTAATGGTTCAAGTACAAATACAAAAAAAGATATTGAATCTGTTGTCGCTAGGCTTAATAGTGAAGTTGCTCCTTTTTACATGATAGAAGACATGCGTACCGAGTTAAATAAGGTTTGTATAGAAGTGACCAACAGAAATAGCCCCATTTGGGGGTTAATTAAAAATGTTAAATCCGTTTATGACGTTAATATGTTATCTTTTAGAAAGTTGAGAACATTAACAGAAGTGTTTGAAGAGTGGCTTTCAAAGTTAAAAGAACTTTCTAACTTTGAATCCGGTATATACAGTGAAGGATGTGTTTATTGCCTAATGGCTATGGTGATTAAAAATGCTGATCCAATCAGACAGTTACAACATATTAAAATTAGTTCGGAACCGGAGGAAGCGAAATGAGATCAGTAGTCGTATACGAAGAAATCTTATTGCTCTCAGAAAGAGACGGCAAAGCCAGGAAGATAACATTTAGCCCCGGTAAAAATATAGTCTATGGTGTGAATGAAACAGGGAAGTCTAGAGTAATAAAAAATTTATTATGGTGTCTTGGTGCTGATGCTTCCTTGCGGGATGCTGGCGGGTTCGACCCAAATATTGTCTGTGCTTTATCGCTTAGTATTAATGAGAAAAAATATATTATTGTTCGGCAGAATAAAAAAATTGGTATCTTCCAGCAAGATAACCATGATTTAGTTTATTGGTGTTCAACAGGTAAAGAGTGGGCGGAGTTATTCTCAAGTTATTTTAATTTTCCGATAAAGCTTCAAAGGAATGACGACGGAGAATTTGATTTTGCAGGACCCGAATATGCTTTGTTACCTTTTTATATAGATCAGGATAATAGCTGGGGAAATAGATGGTCAACATTTATGCATTTGGGCCAATTCCAAAATTGGCATTCTACTGTTTTTAACTATTTCACTGGCATTAAAAGTGCTCATTTTCTTTCTTTAAAGTTGTTATTTGATGAGCAAAAAATTCAGGCAAATGAATTTAGGCGGCAAATAAAGTCAAATAAAAACTTTCATGAAAAGGTGCTTTCATTACTGCCAGTTAAAAATTTAACATTGAGTACTGACGCATTCAAAGCGGAAATTATCACATTAGCTGCGTCAACTGAAAAACTTATTATAGATCAAGAAAAGCTTAGGGATAGCATCATAGATATTGCTAGTCAGCGGCAAAGATTGAATGCTGAACTACGACTTGCAAAAAGAGCTGAAGTTGAAACTTATGGTGATATTGAGTATTTATCTAAGTTTGTTGATAATCAAGAGTTAGAGTGTCCAACGTGTGGAACTATCCACATGGTAACATTTCACTCGCGCTTGGATTTATCAGAAGAGGCAGATCAATTACATCATTTTATTGTTCAAACTAAAAATGAGATTGATGCCCTTACGATTAAAGAGAAAGCTCTTAAAGAAAAATATAGCGTCATTTCTGAAGAAATTATATCCGTAAGAAATTCGATTCAAGTTGAGCACAATGGGGTATCTTTAGATAGCATCATAAATGCTCGCAGTGGAGATGTTTTACATGAGGCAATGGCACTTACAACAAAAGTTATTGAAGATGAGATTGACATTGCTAATATAAAGGCTACGAAATATCAATCTCAAATGGATTCTATTTCCGATCTAAATCTTGAGAAAGAAATTAGACGTTATTGTAGAGAACAATATAGAGCATATAGTTTGAATCTTTTAATAGATCGTTCCGAATTAGGGGACGTAACGGCTATTGGCTCAAGACCCTCGACTACAGGTAGTTCTGGTCCTAGGGGTATATTAGCACTTCATTGCAGTTTGTTAGCTACATCATTTAAATACACACAAAGCACTTTCTTTCCTTTTGTTGTTGATACACCACAGCAGTCAGGCCAAGATGAGTCAAATTTGAAACGAATGCTCGATATCTCGTTAGGCATGTCTAAATATACAGGACAAGTCATTGTTGCAACTGAAACAATACCAAATGAATGGAATCCTGAAAGTGTGAAAGTCATCCACTTAACCGAAAAAAGAAGCCTTCTTTCAAGTGAGGAATATAACCCAATAATAAAATTCATCAGGCCATTGTTGCAGGATATTAATTCTCGACTTGAAAACTCCTAGTTAAAGTTGGGGGGCTGCCCCCCGATTTAACTAATATGAGTAAGACTCAGACCATAATGGGTTAAAATTCATAGGGTTTAAATTCAATTATAATTTCCTTTAGCCAAAGATTTAACTCCTTCATTCGTTCCTGCAAGGGCGTCAGCTCATTCCTGACAAATACCTGTGCAGCCTTCTCTACATCCCCAAAACCGCCGCTGTTCTCAGGAATGATCCCCATCATCTGCGGTGGCACACGGTGCGCGCACAGCAAATCATTCTGGCTGGCTTTCTTAATATTAAAAAAATCGTCTTTCGTTGCGACTTCACTTAGCGGCAGAATCTTTATCCCGTCCGGCTTGCCGTTAGGGGCGTACATAAACAGGTTGCGGAAGTTGCCCAGCCCTTTGGTGTCCCGCATCGCCTTACGCATTTGTTCGATGTCCGAGCTGCTTTGTGCCGCGTCGGTCATGTACAGGATATATCCGGCGTGCGCCCCGTTCTGGTAATACTTGCGGCGGAACAGCGTCGCGGCCTCATTCAGCCAGGCAGAGTTCAGGGCGCTGAGATATTCAGGGAGGCCGTATAGCTCCTGATTAATATCCGGCTCAATCAGATGAAAGACACTACCCGCCGCAAACTGATGCGAATCCTTCCACTGTTGCACAAACCAGTATGTATCATGCTCCACGCCGCGCCGTGCATATTTGGCAGGCACGGTTTTCATCACTACGGCGTCACCAAGCTGATTGCGGATCACTTCCAAAAAGGCATTCCCGAATACCAGGTAATCCAGGGCAAACCGACTGAATTCCTGCTGTGATAACAGCGGGTGCGGGACATAGGTCGAGACGAGAATGTTGCGCTTAACGTACAGCGATGAACTGTGATGCACCGCTGCCCGCAGCGTGCGGGCCAGTCCGTCAAAGCTGACCGGCGGCTCATACCACTGGCCGTTACCCGTGCATTCGATGTAGTCCAGAATTTCGCGGCGGTCTAAAACCGGCGTCGGGTCGCCAAAGCTGAACGCCTCCGCACCGCCGTTATGCTGGGCGTTTGTTGCGGTGACGGTGTTTTGTGCCGCCTTGCGGAATTTGCGCTTACTCATATTAATAAAACTCCAGAATGTTAGGGCTTTGGCCGCCGTTGGCGGCGGTCAGGGGTTCGTTAAGCAGTGCGTGCATGATTGCCCAGGCGACATCCGCGTGGCTGGCCTCCTCGCTGCGGCTGGCCTCGTAGGTGGAACGGCTGCCGCTGGCGGTCATGGTTTTGCGAATAGCCATGAATGACGACGTGATGTCTTTGTGGTTGGTGTCGTATTCCAGGCGGCCTGACGTGATGGTGTCCTTCGCTTTCAGCACCATTTTCGTTTTGGTTTCCGGGCTGTAGCGGATCTCCATCGCGGCGGGAAAGAACTGCCGTACCAATTGGAACACGCCCTGACCGATGCCGGTGGCGTCCACGCCGATGTATTCCACGCAGTACCGCTTTGTTAACTCCTCAATGCTTTTCGCCTGGGCGGCAAAGTCCATGCCTTTCCACTGGTGGCGTTCCAACACGCGGAATTTGCCCCCGTCCACCAGCGGCGGAGCCACGACGGCGCAGCCCGCGCTGTCGCCGGTGTGTGACGGGTCGTAACCAATCCAGACGGCGCGATAACCAAACGGACGCACGGCGAACGGGCTGAAATCTGACCATTCCTCGGCGCTTTCCACCATGCAGCGCTGTAGCTCGGCGAACGGGAACACCGACGCCTGATCGTCCACAAATTCGCACATGAACAGGTTGCGGAAATCCTCGGCACTGTTTTCCCGTTTCAGCGTGTCAATATTGAACAGGTTGCAGCCACCGGCTAACGCGTCCTCAATGGTGACGATTTGTCGCCATTGCCCATCTTCACAAAGCCGACCTTTTGCCAGGACGTGATGGCCGATATCCAGCTCAATCCTGTCGCGAGGATTTTCCCGCCCCTTATTGAACAGCTCACCCGACCAGAACGGATAAGCGCCGTGCGTCAGCGCTGACGGCGTGGAGAAATAGGTGGTGCGCAGATGTTCCTGCGAGGCCATGCCGCTGGCGACCTTGCGCAGCTTCTGGAAGTTCGGGATCCAAAAGATTTCATCCACGTATAAATCGCCGTTGTGGCTTTGGGCGGTGTTGGAGTTGGTGCCTAAGAAAATCAGCTTTGCGCCGTTGTTGCCGAGCACTATCGGATCGCCGGTCAGTTCGACATCGACCAGGCGCGCAAACTGGATGATGTATTCACGAAAGACGTAAGCCTGGGTTTTACTGGCCGACAGGAAAATTTGGTTGTGGCCGGTGGCGAGTGCGCGCAGCAGCGCTTCGCGGGCAAAGAAGAATGTGGCGCCAATCTGACGAGATTTCAGGATGTCGCGGATACGGTGTTTAAGCCCTGCGTCGTACCAGATTCGCTGATAAGGGAAACACTTTTCAAAGAAAATCCCTTCCAGCTTCTCCAGGGCTTCGTCGCTGAAATAGTTTTTGGTTGGCTTCTTACGATCGCCTTTGTTGCGGTTAGCAACGTTCGGATTTAAATCGGCCTCGTTCCCGCTCTGGCTGTAGCGGTTTACCCGTGCCAGGCGCTCAATCATCCGGCCTAACGCATCAATCTCTTTGTAATCCGCATTCCCTTTCACGTCTTTCGTGACGAGCTGAATTAAACGCGCCTCCAGGCTGGACTCCACGCGGGTAATCGGCGCGGCGTTCTCCCACGCGTCGCGGGTTTTCCAGCTCTGCACCGTCGGTATTTTTTGGGTCAGCAGTTCCGCAATCTGACGCACAGAAAACCCCTGCCAGTAAAGCAGTGCCGCCTGTCGCCGTGGGTCGCTGATGATGGTTGAGTTTGTCGTTTTCATGACTGCAACGTTACCGGCTGGCCTGCGGCTTTTCGCGCTGCCCACGTTGTGCCATCGAGCATCAACCCGCCTCGGCTGGCGGTGTCGGGCGTGTGTCTGGAAACTCGGGGTTCTCAGAAGTACACACCGACTGGAGTCCGACAAATGGCAAAAGCAACAAAGCGCTTTCGTATCTGTACCGAAGGCGCAACCACCGACGGCCGCGAAATTACCCGCGACTGGATCGAACAGATGGCCGCGACCTATGACCCGAAGGTCTACGGCGCACGTATCAACATGGAGCACATCAAAGGTTATTACCCTGATAGCCCGTTCCGCATGTACGGCGATGTGACCGGCGTTTATGCCGAAGAAATTGCCGACGGCGCGCTCAAAGGCAAGCTGGCACTGTATGCCGACATCGACCCGACGGCTGATTTAGTGTCGCTGGTGAAAGCCCGCCAGAAGGTTTACACCTCCATCGAAGTGAACCCCTCGTTTTCCGACACCGGCAAAGCGTATCTGATTGGCCTGGCCGTGACCGACAGCCCCGCGAGCCTCGGCACCGAGTACCTGCAATTCAGCGCGAAGGCGCAGCAGAACCCGCTGGCGAGCCGCAAACAGGATGCTGGAAACCTGTTCACCGTCGCCGAAGAAACGGCGTTCGAGTTTGAAGAAGATAAACCGGCTGCCCCGTCGCTGTTCTCCCGCGTGAAGCAGCTGCTGTCCAGTAAGTCCGCCTCGGATGATGCCCGCTTCAAAGACGTCCACGACGCCGTGGAAGTGGTGGTGGAACACGTCGAAACCGGCCTGCAAGCCAGGGATGAAAAGCTGTCCGTGCTGGAAAAAACCCTGACGCAACGCCTCAGCGCACTGGAAAAAGACACCGCCGCCGATCGCGAACAGTTCAGCGCGCTGAAAGGCAAGCTGGAGAAATCCGCACCGCAGAACTACACGCAGCGCCCCGTTTCAAGCGGCGGCGGTAAAGGGAATGCGGCGGATATCACCGACTGCTAAGCACAAAAAAACCGATTAACCCGTTAACCATTTTGGAAAAAAACGCATGAAACAAACCACCCGTTTTCAATTTAACGCCTACCTGTCCCGCATCGCCGAGCTAAACTCCGTGGACACCGGCGACCTGGATAAAAAATTCAGCGTTGAGCCGTCGGTCACGCAGACGCTGATGACCCGCGTGCAGGAGTCCTCCGCGTTCCTCCAGATGATTAACATCATCCCCGTGGACGAAATGAAGGGTGAAAAGGTGGGCGTCGGCGTGTCCGGCTCCATTGCCAGCACGGCGGACACCACCGGCGACGGTGAGCGCAAAACCGCTGACTTCAACACCCTGACCGCCGAGGGCTACGAGTGCCGTCAGACGAACTACGATTTCCATTTCCGCTACGCCACGCTTGATCTCTGGGCGCGCTATCAGGATTTCCAGGCGCGTTTACGTGACGCCATCGTGAAACGTCAGGCACTGGATCGCATCACCATCGGCTTCAACGGCGTTGAGCGTGCGGCCACCTCAAACCGCACGAAATACCCGCTGTTGCAGGACGTGAACGTGGGCTGGCTGCAAAAGTACCGTCTCAATGCGCCTGAGCGCGTGATGAGCAAGATTGTCGGCGACGACGATGCGGTGATCTCCACCACTGTGCGCGTCGGCGCAGGCGGTGACTATGAAAATCTGGATGCGCTGGTGATGGACGCGACCAACAACATGGTTGATCCGATTTATCAGGACGACACCGGCCTGGTGGTTATCTGCGGGCGTCAGCTGCTGGCGGATAAATACTTCCCGCTGGTGAACAAGGCGCAGGAGAACTCCGAAAGCCTGGCGGCGGACATGATTATCAGCCAGAAGCGCATCGGTAACTTACCGGCGGTGCGCGTGCCGGGATTCCCCGCTAACGCGTTCCTGATCACCCGTCTGGATAACCTGTCCATCTACTGGCAGGACGGCACACACCGCCGTCATATCGAAGAGGTGCCAAAGCGTGACCGCATCGAAAACTATGAATCCATCAATGAAGATTTCGTGGTGGAAGACTATCGCGGCGGCTGCCTGGTCGAAAACATCCAGCTCGGCACCTTCAAAGCTGCCGCACCTGAATCAGCGGAATAAAGGGGGACATCATGATCAGCCCTTGCCGTCGTCACATGCTGCGGCAGTCAGCTATCAACGCAGCGCAGCAGGCCTCCGGCCTGTTGCGTCACGCCACCGGCTACGAACTGCAAATGCAGCGACTCAATGCGGATAAGCAGGAACTGAGCAAGCATCAGTCCTTCCAGGCCAAAGCGGAAGTCAAACGCCGCCTGCTGCCGGAATACGCCCCGTGGGTGTCGGGCGTGCTGGCCGAAGGGAACGGCGCGCAGGACGCCATCCTGATGACCGTCATGATCTGGCGTATCGATGCCGGTGATATTGCCGGGGCGCTGAACATTGCCCGCTACGCCTTTAAGCACCGGCTCGCCATGCCGTTCGGCAACCGCACCGCGGGCTGCGCCTTCACCGAGGAAGTGATCGACCAGGCTACGCGCGCCCGCGACGCCGGTGAACCGGTCAGCATTGAGCTGATGCTGGAGGTGCTGGAGCTGACCGACGCCGAGGATATGCCCGATAAAGTCCGTGCCCAGCTGCACAAGATTATCGGCTATCTCTACCGCGACGGCGGCAAGGACGCGTTAGCCCTGGAACGCCTGAAAAACGCCTTAATTCTTGATAACAAATCAGGTGTTAAGAAAGACATTGAGCGTCTGGAATCCGCCATCAGAAAGGCATCCGGCAGCTAAAAGAATGCGCCCCGCGCAGGGCGGCACGCCAGCCGAGACAGGTCTTTGCCCTTGTTCAACGCTGGCGTCCACCGCCCCCCATTCAGAGGTCAACATGTCGTCTCTTGTTATACCTGCACCAAAGCCGGACGCCGCGACGGAACCCGCTATTAAGAACACCCATTTTTGGCCTGATGTCGATCCGGTTGAGCTGCGCGACACGCTGCGACTGGAGGGCACCGTCACCGCTAAGCGTCTGCGTGCCGCCGCGAAGTTTGCCATGACCGAAGTAAACGCCGAGCTGTACAGCTTTCGCGAAGCGCAAAAGTCCCAGGGATTTAAGGCGCTGGAAGACGTCCCCGCCGACCAGATTGACGATGAAAGCGTGAAGGTCGGTGCCTATCAACGCGCCGTGGCGTCCATTGCCGCCGCGTATCTGGCTGAACGTTACCCGAACAGCGATACCACCGACGCGGGCAGCAAAAAGGCCGCGATCGTCGAAAGCACCGTTGATGATTTATGGCGTGATGGTCGAAATGCGATCAGCGACGTCGCCGGTGTGTCTCACTGCATCATCGGGCTGCTCTGATGAAAGTCATTGCCGAACAGGGCGACACCGTAGATTCGCTCTGCTGGCGTTACTACGGGCGCACCGAGTCGGTGGTTGAGCAGGTTTACGCGGCTAACGTTGGGTTAGCCGCTCGCGGGGCAATTTTGCCCCATGGCTACGCGGTGGAACTGCCGGATATTACTCAGGCCGCAGTCAGTGAAACCGTCTCACTTTGGGACTGATGACCATGGAGCGCATCACCTCGTTTATTTGTTATTGCATCGCCGTGTTTCTGGCCTGGCTGGGGGGCATGTCTTATCAGGATATCGCCTTTTTGGTGGGTGCCGCCGTCGGCGTCGCGACCTTCCTGGTGAACTGGTACTACCGGCGCAAAACCTATCGCCTCCTGAAAGCCATGGGCATCAGTGGAGAAATCAATGCAGCCATCAATCGTTAGACGCTGCGCCGTCGCCGCTGTCCTGGCGATTGCCGCGCTGCTGCCACAAACGCCGACGTTGAAAACGTCCGCCGCCGGTCTGGCACTTATCGCTGACTTTGAAGGCTGCCGCCTGTCGGCGTACCAGTGCAGCGCGGGCGTCTGGACAAACGGCATCGGGCACACGGCGGGCGTGAAACCGCAAACGCACATCAGCGAACGACAGGCCGCCGTTAACCTGGTGGAAGACGTGATGCGGGTGGAGAAAGGCATTGCGCGCTGTATGCCGATCGACATGCCGCAGCCGGTGTACGACGCCGTGGCGTCCTTTGCGTTCAACGTCGGCGTGACGGCGGCGTGTAAATCCACCCTGGCGTTTTTCATCAACAAGGGCGAATGGCGAAAAGCCTGCGAACAGTTGCCGCGCTGGGTGTTTGTGAACGGTGTCCGCGTCACCGGCCTGGAGCGCCGCCGCGCGAATGAGCTG